GAGGAAGTATCAAAGATGCATTTATGCCATTACCATTTAAAGAACCTTCACCAACTTTATTACAGTTGATGGGTATAGTGGTACAGGCAGGGCAACGATTTGCCGCCATCGCTGACATGCAGGTCGGGGACGGCAACCAGCAAGCAGCTGTTGGGACGACTATAGCTCTCTTAGAACGTGGTTCAAGGGTCATGTCGGCGATTCATAAAAGACTTTATGTGGCGATGAAGTGTGAATTTAAATTATTAGCAGGAGTTTTTAAAACTTATCTGCCTCAAGAGTACCCTTATGACGTAGTTGGTGGTCAAAGAAATATAAAAGTTGCAGATTTTGACGACAAAATAGATATTATTCCTGTTGCAGACCCAAATATCTTCTCTCAATCGCAAAGAATTAGTTTAGCACAGACAGAATTACAACTTGCAATGTCAAATCCGCAAATGCACAACCTTTATGAAGCGTTTCACGCAATGTATACAGCTATTGGAGTAAAAAATATTGATAAAATTTTACCTCCACCAGCTCAACCGACTCCATTAGACCCTGCAACTGAAAATATTTTAGCAATGACAGGAAAACCGTTCCAAGCTTTTAAAGGACAAGACCATCAAGCGCATATTACAACCCATTTAAACTTTATGGCGTCTAATATTGCCCGAAATGCACCTCCAGTTATGGCTGCATTAGAAAAAAACATTTTTGAACACATTTCTTTGATGGCACAAGAGCAATTAGAAGTAGAATTTAGAGAAGAAATTGCACAATTGATGCAAATGCAACAAATGGTACAACAAAATCCAATGTTACAACAAGATCCGCAGTACCAACAACAAATTATGCAAATGTCAATGAATTTAGAGTCTAGAAAAGCAAAATTAATTGCAGAAATGACTCAAGAATTTAAAGAAGAAGAAAATAAAATTATGGGTGAGTTTGGAAATGACCCAATTGCTAAATTAAAAGCAAGAGAACTAGATTTAAGAGCTATGGATGACACTATCAAACGTGAACAAGACCAAGAAAAGATTGATTTAGATAAATCTAAACAATTAATGGGTCAACAACAGTTTGATGAAAAGTTACAACAAAACGAAGAATTAGCTGAATTAAGGGCTGATACGTCGTTAACCAAACAAATGATGTCTCAAGAGGCTAAAATGGTTAATGATATGATGAAACAAACAGATGTTAGGATCTTGAAAGGGCCTAAAAGATAGTATACAAACTAATAAGGAGAAAACTATGGGAAAAGGAAAAACATTCTTTACAAAAAACAATCCAAATTATGTTGGAGAAGTTGTATCTGATACACCAAGAGCAGATGGCAACAATACTCTTTCAGTCAACGCGGATGGTTATGCAAAAGAAGTTGAAGTTAAAATTCCTCAAGGTGAACCAACTGTAAACAAAGTTGGTGGCCAAAGAAGAATGTTAGCTTCTAAAAAGTCTACTGTTAAGTGGTACTAGTATGTGGTTTTCGGCAATTAAATTAGCCGTTTCTGCTGGTAGTAAAATTTACGCTAACAAGCAGCGAACGAAGATGGCTATGTCAGATGCACAATTGATGCATGCTACTAAAATGGCCCAGGGTGAGGAAGCTTACCAGGGAAAACTTTTAGAAGCCCGTCAAGCAGACTACAAGGACGAAGCCGTTTTGGTGGTACTCACGTTGCCCATCGCGGTGCTCGCATATGCAGTTTGGTCAGACGATCCGGGCGCTATGGATAAAGTAAATGTATTCTTTGAGCATTTCGCGGCACTCCCCCAATGGTTCACTAATTTATGGATCCTTGTGGTTGCGTCGATTTATGGTATAAAGGGAACACAGATTTTCAGAAATGGAAAAAAGTAAGGAGTTAAAATGGCTAAGAAAAAAATAAAAAAGTTTTTAAAAAAAGTTGCACCACTAGTAGCAGCAGGTTTAGGTGCGGCCGCTTTAGGAAAAAGAGCTAGAAGAAAAGCTATGATTGAAGGCGCTGATGCTAATGAAGGTTTTGGTTTTATGACAATGAAAGATTATGGACCTTATAGTAAAAGAAGTATGAATGCAGCAAGAAACTTTAGATTCAATCCCACTATGATGCTTTCAGGTGTTGGTGATGATCCTGTATATGGAACTGAGTACCAAGCCGGAGCTAAAAAAGGTGGAAGAATAGTTAAAACAAAAAAAGGTGGTAAAGCACTACGAGGATATGGTAGAGCTTACATGAAGGGGAGAAAATAATATGAGACAAAACGGAGTAAGACCAGCAAGATTCAGATTTAAAGTAGGTGGACGTGTTGGTAAAATGGGTGGTGGATCTATGTCTACTGCTAGAAGAGATATGAGATCTGGTTACTATCCATCAGACATGGGAATGGAAGGTGGACCTATGTACAAAAAAGGTGGCCGTGTTAAGAAAAAGAAACAAGGTTACAAAGATAGAAAAGATGAATCTATCGCAATGAGAATTCGTAAGAAAAGAACTAAGAAGCAATTAAAAGC